GTCTGGATCTTTATGAAACAAAAGAACATAAAGCTCTTTGTTTGAATGCTCTTGGTAACGCTTTGGAAATGGATGAACAAACCAAAAAAGCAGAGGAAACATATAAAAAAGCTATTGAAATGGATCCCGATCAAAAATTATTTTATAATAATCTTTTCAATCTGCACAAATTTCAACGCAAAAACAAAGAAGCAATAGAGATTTTTACCAAACATTTATATAATCCACAGGACCCTAATCAAAAAATCATGTTGGCAGAGCTTTACACCAATGTGGCAAAGTATGAACAGGCATATGATGCTTATCTGAACCTTATCAAACAATTTTCCCAAGAAGTTTCTTTTTATTGGAAAATTGCTCTCAGTTGCAACAGCATGGGAAGGAATGATGAAGCTGTTATGTGGGTGAATAGGGGAAAACAAATAGATCCGGAAAATCATCATTGTAACATCGCTTTGGGTATTGCCCAATTGTTCAATAAACAAATAATCCCTGCTAAAAAGACGTTTGAGAATTTGAAAGTGGATCTTTATAGCAAAAAATGGTATCTGGCATATTTAACATTTCTTAAAAAAGATTATACAGAAGCATGGAAAAATTATGAAGTAAGAAATGAAGGAGTATGGGCAGTAAAACCTTTAAGGGAAAAGCCTATGTGGGACGGTACTCCAATGCCAGACAAAACCATATTGGTGGCAGCTGAACAAGGGTTAGGAGACAATGTAATGGCAGCTCGATGGTTACAATTACTTAAAAAGCATTTTAAACACGTGAAATATTGGTGCAATCCCCGAATTTATGATGTAATGCTTCACTTGAAAGAAAAAACAGAAATTATTCAAAGTGCCAGTGATGCCACAAATTTTGATGTATGGATGCCCATCATGAGCATTCCTCAACGGCTAGGTCTTACCAATGATGATATGCTTTTAGATGATCCGTATTTGATTGTGGAACCTAAAAAACTTGAAGGATCCAAGAAAAAAATTGGAATATGTTGGGCAGGAAGTAATAACCATCAATATAACCGATATCGCACAATATTTGAAAAAGACTATGATTTGCTTCGCAATCTTATTAAAAAGAATGATAAGTTTGAATGGTATTCATTAATTAAGGATGAATATGAAGATGACAACGAAAAGTTGGGTATAACCAATCCTGTTAAAGATTTTAAAAATGTTTATGAAACAGCCCAATTTATAAAGGGATTGGATCTGGTCATAAGCATAGATACCTTACAGGCACATTTAGCTGGTGCAATGAAAGTACCCACTGTTCTTATGCTTCCTTGGTTTCCTGAATGGCGTTGGGGTTTAGAAGGCGATACCACAGTTTGGTATCCTAGTGTGGAAATTATACGTCAAAATAAAGCTTTTGATTGGAAAAGCGTGATTGATTGTGTGGATGAAAGGTTGCAAAAACTATGAAAACTGGTGCTGTGGTAGTTGAATATAAAAATCCTGAACAAACAAAAAAATGTAAGGATCTTTTGAAAGATGTTGAAGTTTATTATCACGATAATACTAAACATAATTTGGGATTCACAAAAGCATACAATATGGGAGTTTCGTATCTTCGAAACAAATATGAATATGTTTTATTGGTTAATAGTGATTGTTATATTCATCCGGGGTTTTTCCGCAATATTGAAATTTTCATGGATACTCATCCAAAGTGTGGAATCGTAGGGGTTAAACAAATTGCTTCAGATGGTGAAATGATAATCCATGGAGGTTGTACTCAAGCTTATCCATACGGCCAACATATAAGCGGAAAAGTGTCTTTGGGCATGTGCAATGAAAGCATGATGGTTCCATGGGTAAATGGTGCATGTTTTGTGGTCCGCAGCAAAATGATTGATGAAATAGGTCTGATGGATGAAAACATGTTTCTCATAGGTTCTGATAGTGATTGGTGTTTCACGGCAAGATCAAGAGGTTGGGAAGTGTGGTATTGTGCTGAAGCAAGCTGCACTCATGATGGTGGTGCCAGCATGAAACCAGGAAATGAAGAAACACAAGATATTATGTTTTTAGATATGAAATATTGGGAAACTAAATGGGTTACCGGAGGATTGTATAAAAATTTATGCGCATCCTGATGTTTAATCACCATCAAGATTGTCTTCTGTATCTATGGAAGGCATTCCGTGAGCTTGGTATTCAAGTTGATGTGGCCAGTGAAGAATTGGTCAAACATCTTGGATTTCCTCCAGGAGGTATAAGAAAAAACAAATTTGTTATTGCGAATATATCATTCGATCCGGAAATTGTTTATCCTGATTTTAAAAATATAAATTTTAGCAATGATTGGAATGGATATGACAAATATGTATCCATCATTCCTAACGATCTTTTTGCTGAAAAGACATGGTGGGATTGTCAAATGCAAAATGAATTGAAAGCATTTAGTCATTTGGATGTTCTGAAAACATGTAATCATCCAAATGCTGAAACTTTCGGATTTCAATTTTGCCCTAATTGGGTGCCACATCAGACTGAACATAAAGAAAAGAAATATATAACACAAATAGTGTCACTTCCTGCTCTTGTTGAAGAAACAGGTGAACTCATGTATCTGAAGCATCACGGTTATGATGTAAAAATAGTGGGATCTCAGTTAGCTCCGGATGGTTTTTCCCGGGATATTGAACTGCTTCCTTATACGTCCCTTCTTGTTCACAATAAAAAGGTAGGAATCAATTGTTATGCTGTATGCAAAGCATTGGATACGGGCATTCCTGTATATATGGAACGAAGCACCAAGGAACTTATAGGATTTGGTGATCTTCCAGATGAACTTTTCTTTTTCAAAGATGAAATGAGCATAGCCGAAGCTTTTGAAAAAAGTAAAGATATTGATAATAAAAAAATCCAGGAAACTTACCGAAGCATCTATACATTGGAAAGAACAGTGAACGCAGTTAAAAATATTTTAACAACTGAATTAAAGGTGCCCGAAACTATAAATGAATATCATTTAAAAAATTGCAAAACTCCGAGTGATATAAATGAACATCTGCAAATATTGGAAACTTATGCAAAAAAGTGTGATACCATTTGTGAAATGGGTGTTAGAAAAGGCATTTCAACATGGTCATTTTTGAATGCTCGTCCCAAAAAATTGGTTTCATATGATATTGAATATTCTCAGGATCTTGAAAAACATAAACAATATGCAAAAAATGAAGGTTTGAATTATGAATATATCATTCAAGATGTTCTTAAAACACAGATTGATGAATATGACTTTCTATTCATAGACACGTGGCATACATATTCTCAACTTAAACAGGAACTGGAATTGCATGCAAATAAAGCCAAAAAATATCTGGGATTTCATGATGTATTTTCATTTGGTCAACGGGGAGAAGATAATCAAGATTTGGGACTAATTCCTGCTATTATGGAATTTTTAAGAGACAACCCTCAATGGAAAATAAGTTATTATACACCTAAAAATAATGGCTTGCTTATATTAGAAAAATGAAAATTTACGATTTATTCACTTTTAATAATGAACTAGACCTGCTGGAAATCAGGTTAAATGAACTGAACGATGTTGTTGAGAGATTTGTTATTTGTGAAAGCACAGTTACTCATAGCAACCAACCCAAACCTCTTTATTTTTCAAATAACCGGGAAAGATTCAGAAAGTTTTTACACAAAATAGATTTGGTTATTTTTGATAATGTAAAAAAGACTGATAGCTGGAGCATTGAAAATGATCATCGTAGGGCTTTGAGTGAGAAAATACCTGTTAATTTGAATGATGAGGATATTATTTTGCTTTCTGATTTAGATGAAATACCCAGCAAAAACACACTAGAACAGTTAAAAACAAGTAATGAAAGTGAATTTCCTGTGACTCTTTGTTATAGCATGTATAGCGGGTCTTTTCATAATCGTGTCATTAGTCCAGAAAATCAGCTGCATAACGACAGCACAGTTGCAATAAAATACAGCCAATATAAAACAAACAATGATCTGCAACATTACAGAAACATAAGATCACAAAGTCTTCCTCGCATATATGATGCAGGCTGGCATTTTACCAGCATGGGTGGACCCAAAAATGTTTTGAAAAAAATACAAAGTTTTGCTCATAATGAATATCGTGATTCTGGAATAGTTTTCACAAAAGATAAAATCCAAGAAAACATAAAACAAGGCAAAGATATATTTGGACGGATGGGATACGTTATAGAAAAAGTTGAATTAAATGACACTTTTCCCAAATATGTATTGGAAAACAAGGATAAATTCAAAAACCTTATTGAAGGAAATGATGTCAAGGTTTCGTTGGAAACCAAACATTCATATTATCTTTTACAACACATGTTATATAGCATAAAAAATGCCGATTATCAAAGTTCCAAAATAGATGGTCAATATATTGATCTTAAAGTCGAAGGTATGACCTGTTCTGCAACAAAACATCTGGCTAATAATCTTGCAAGTTTATATAAATGCAATTATCTGGAGGTTGGTGTTTATAAAGGTGCAACGTTTATTGCTGGATTATGGAAAAATAATCCAAACCTTTATGTAGGTGTGGACAATTGGAGTGAATATGGTGGTCAGGATGAGTTTCTGCAAAAATTAAAAAATGCAAACAAACCTAAGCCATCAGGAAGTCGTCGTATTGTTTTTGATCAAGACAGTTTTTCAGAAGGAATATTGGACCATTTAAATGAAAAATTTGATGTGTATTTTTATGATGGTTGTCATTCAAGAGAAGCGCAAAAACTTGCTCTTACACACTATAAGAAATACATGAAAGAATATTTTATATATTATTGTGATGACTACTGCAACAGCATGGATGTGGTGTTTGGTACCATGGAAGGAATAGCTGAATCAGGTTTTGAGATAATTTATGACAAAATTCTATATCCAAGAAGCAAAGATGCTTGGCGGAATGGAATTTATGTTGCTTTGCTTAAGAACAATTAAGATGGCTTTACAGGCCAAACAATCAAACGAGGATCACTGGCATATGTTTGGGGAATATCGCGTAATGTTTGGCGATATGAAACCCATTGAGGGTTGTCTGGCAGGGAAACGTCCCGAAGCTGTGACCAATCACTTTCCACAAGAAGACCATTCCGTTTGATAATTACATCATTCCAATAAGCAGCAAGACGATCTGGAACTTGGGTAAGCTGAAGAACTTGAGCTTTACCTTCTGCAACCTGCTGATTGACATATTGTTCCCATGTTTGATTACCTCCACCAAAAGGATTATAAGGTTGATCTTTAGCCATACGGCATATCACCACATCACCTGTTTCATAATAACTGCCGTAATCAATATAGGTTGTCATATAATATATTTATTCTTTATGCGTTGTTCAAAAGAGGACTAGTGCAAAGATTTATGTTAAAATTATTGTTAAATCCAGGATTCATAAGCAATCCACTAGAAGCGTTTGATGGTATAAAATATACCTTTCCATTAGGATGATTTACATTGAATCCATATGGTGAAGAACCGCCCACACTAGGAACCCTTAATGTTGTTATTGATAAATCATCTGGATCAATCCATGCAATTACTGTTTGAGTTCCGCTAACTGTGAAAATTTTTCCATTCGCAAGTTTTGTGG